CCACCCATCGACGCGGCCCGTCGTCACCTCGTAGAAGAAGCCGCGCGCCTCGTCGGGGTCGGGCGTGCCGACCATCGCCAGCGTGCCGCGGTCGTCCATGAGGCTCTGCGTGAGGTGCTCCTTGATGAGCGCCTTCAGGTCGACGCGGAACGACGCGGCTTCGTCGAGGAGGGCCAGCTTGACCTTGCCGCCGAGGGTCTTCTTCATCTCGTCGCGGCCGGCGTCGAGGCCGATGAGGCGCAGGCGCGACCCGTTGCCGAACGTCAGGGAGAGCTCGGTCTCGTTCTTCGTGAAGACGATGCCGGCCGCGTTCGCGGTCTGCTGCAGCATCTCCCACATGATTTCCTTGGCCGTGCCGCGCGTGAGGCCGATGTACACGCAGCGGCAGCCCGGGAAGAGCATGCAGACGAGGATCATGTAGATCGCGCACGCCTTGCTCTTGCCGGCGCGCCGCGGGCAGATGAGCGACTTCTTCCGCGCGGGGTCGCGGATGAATGCCTGCTGCTCGGGGAAGCCAAGCGCGTAGAGGTCGGCGGCGCAGGGGTTCATCGGAAGGCCTTAGGGCGGGGTGCGTCCGCCTCGGCCTCGAGCTTGCGCAACTCGTCGCGCGCACGCCACGCGGCGGAGGTGCCTCCGTTGCCCTGCTCGAGCCCCGCGCAGAACCAGCCGGCGAGTTCCTCGGGGTCGAGGCTCTCGAGGATGGACCGGACGCCGCGGAGGGCGGAGGGGGTCATGACGCCTCGTCGACCACAATCCGCCCGACGTCGCCGCTGAGCGACGGCCTCTGCAGGCGAGCGCGCCGAGCCTTGCGGTTGTTGCGAGGACGAGCCACCTCCGGGTCAGCCGGCAGGGTCGCCCGAATCGTGACGCAGATGCTGGTGAGGCGATCGGCGACCATCAGAAGTCGCTCGCGGTGTGAGGGGGACGCTCGGCCAGCACCTCGGCCACGACATCCTCGCGGTCTGCCATGTGGCGATGATTGCGCTCGATGACCGCATCCATGTCGTCGCTCGCCTGCTGAGCGATGGCGGTTGCTGCGGCGTTGGCCGAGACGGTGCCGCCGTTCAGACCGTAGAGCAGGGTTTCCGCCGCGCGCGCCGGGTCGATCTCGGTCAGCGTCGTCTTGGGCACGACAAGGATCGTCCCCTCACACGCCATCTTCGGCGGCACCAACCCCCGCGTGTTGTGCGTAGACAGCATCGGACCGTTGCGGCCGGGGGCGAAGGTGGTCACTTCCCCGCCTCCCGCTTCACCTCACCCAGCACCACGTACTTCACCTGCGCGAGGTGGACGAGCTCGGGGTCCGCGCTCGGGCGACGGATGATGATCGTTCCCTCGATGGGGCCCCACTCCACGAGGATCTTCTCCGGCCCATCGTTGTTGAACACGCGCTGACCACTGCCCTCGTTGGCGTGCAGCGTGATGACCGACTTGATGACGAAGTCCTTGAGCGATGCCATGTGTCAACCCTCCTGCGGCGCGGACGCCGACGTGTCTGCCTCGGTCGCCGCCGCCTTGGTCGCCGCCTGGGCTGCCGCGTGGATCTCGGCCGACGCGGCCTGCTGCGCCATCTGCCCCGCCATGCGCATCGCGGCCTGGTTCGCGCGCTGCACCATGAGCGCCTGGATCTCGCCCTCCCGGCCACGCACCGCGAGCAGCAGCGCCGTGCGGCGAGCGTCGAAGACGGCGTTGGCCGAGGCCTGCTCGAACGTGACGACGCCGAGCGCCTGGATGTCGTTCGTCTGCTTCGCGGCCAGCGCGTTGATCTGCTCGTCGAGAGTCATCGGACACCCACCACGCGGAACTCGCCGAAGGCCGTGCGCCAGGCCAGGCACCATGCCTGGAACAGGTGGCCGGCCAGCGGTGCCGCAAACGGATCGTGATCGGGCGCCCATCGCTCGCGCACCCAGCGGGGCACGTCGATCGTCGCCACCGTCGGAGCTCGGATGCCGAGCGCCTCGAGCATCCCGCGCGCCACGCCCTGACGACGGAACGCGCCGCGGACGTAGACCATGTGGATCGCCTCGCCCTCGGCGACCGCGTACCCGTAGAGGATCTCGGGGTTCTCGGGGTCGCAGGCCACGATGGCGCGCGCAGCCTTCTCGGCGGCGCTGTCGCAGCGGTCCAGGATCGCCTCGACGTGTCGCACGTACCCATGACGGCGGTCGTCGTAGACGCTGTCCGGCACGTCGCGCAGCCAGCGCAGGTGCGTGCGCGCGGTCTTCCGCCACGTGCTCATGATGTAGCCGCGGTCGCCCGCCTCGGCCGCGCGGAGCAGCCACGGGCAGTCGGCCTGCGGTGTGTCGGCCGGCGCCGTCATCGATGCGTCAGCCATCCTCTTCCGCCTCCCCGTCGGCATCGTCGGCCGGGTCGACCTCGGCGCCCTGCGGCGGCTCGCCCACGACGATCGAGGCCGGCGCGACCTGCGCCTTGCGCACGACGTCGGGGAAAAAGTCGAGCAGAAACCGGATCATCGCGTCCGGGTTTACGTTCGCCTGCGACGCCGTCTCGGCGCGGTCCTCGTCGGTGCGGAGCTGCGCGCGGAGCTCGGCGCGGCGCTCGGCATACCGCATCGGAGCGACGTAGGTCTCGGGCCAGCGGCGCTGCAGTAGCCACGCACACGCCTGCCACGAGGTGACCCCCGCGGCCCTGATACACTCCAGTGCGGACACCTCCCACTCGCGCTCGGCCGCCGTCATCGCATCGATGGCCTCGACGTACTCCGGGCGGCCCTCCTTCGCGCGATCCCGCCAGTCCCTCAGCGTGTCGTAGTGGATGCCAACCGCAGCGCAGATGCGCGGATAGCGCAGGCCAGTGCGGACCAGCTCGACCATCTTGGCGATGCGCTCGGGCGTGAACTTTGTGCGCGGGCCCGCATCGTTTCCGATGGGCGCGTCGACATCGCTACGCTTCCGACCTGGGCGCTGAGCCACCCGATCGCCCCTATGGAAAGATCGGGGACTGTCAAGGGTGCGCCTCGTCCATTTGGCGACGGTACTCCTCGAGACCTCGCGTTACGCGCGTCCTTCTCGCCTGGGGGTGCCGATGTGGCACCCTCCATCACGACCCCGCCACCCGCGCCCTGCGAGGGGCCGCAAACGCGTTGACCTTCGCCACCGCGGCTGCCTCCATGGCGGCGCCCCTGAGGCGGTTGTCGGCCATCCTAGCCCACATGGCGGCCCCACCACGCGCCGACCTCGACTTGGTCACCACGTGCTCGACGAGTCCGGCTGCCTCAAGCGCGACGAGGTCTTGGCGGACGACGAAGCGGTCCACCCCGGCAGCTTTGGCCAGTTCTGCCGTGGTTTTCGGCCCGGCGTCGAGGGCCAGCAGCAGGATTTCTCGGCGTTTTTCTACTCGGGGGGTCATCGGGTCACCTTTGCCCCATGGCCGGAATGGTGGTGGGTCGGCGGTGACCCGGGATGCCGGCACGGGAGCGGGCTGTTCCCTTGTTCCCTTGTTCCCTTGGTTTTCCTAGAGACCTTAGGAACGCGCGCCGAGCAATAATTTAGTGCATTCTTTTGTAACATTAGGAGAGAAGTTAGGAACATTAGGAACAGCCTTCTTTTCTCGCGTGAAGTTCGGAACGGAAAGTTGGGAACGAGTTGGGAACGAAGGGGGTTGGGAACGCGCGGTGTGTCATCCGCGCCACGCTTTGACCTACGAAGCGCGCGCGGGTGTTCCCAACTGCCAGCCCCACACGGTGGCCGACCCCAGTCGCACCTTTCGCCTGACCCACCCATGGCGGCGCAGGATCGCCCCGGCCCTCTGCTCGGCCTGGCGGTTCACCTGACCCGGCTGGAGGCCCACCGCCTTGGTGAGGATGTCGTGCATGCTGACGAAGGGTCGGGCCACGCCGAGCCACTCCATGACCGGCTGGGCCCACGCGTCCTCCACCATGAAGCTCTCGTTTATCTTGTCCCGCTCGACGCTCTCCTCGTCGGTGAGCCAGGTCTGTTCGCCTGCTCGAGCAGCGGAGACGGCCTCGGCCCACAGTTGGTCCCGGTGCCGCTCGACCCACCCGAGGCTCAGCCGGCCCCCCACCTTGACGCAGTGGAAGCGTCGGTTGCCCGTGGGGTCCACGAGGAACTGTTCGGCGTTGGTGGAGCCGACGATCACGGTGGTGCGGGGGTGCGTCTCGGGGGTGCGCGCGAACGGGGCGCGGAAGTCATCCGACGTAGAGCTCGCGAACCCCTTGACGATCGATGCCTGCCGCTCGGTCGTGACGCGCTCGATCTCCCCCCATTCGTAGATCCACGCGTTGTGGAGCTGCAACAGGGCGTCCTTGTTCGTGATGTCCATGAACGTGTCGGAGAACCACTCGCCGCCAAGCTCACGGAAGAACGTCGACTTCCGCCACCCCTGATCGCCGACAAGCACGAGCAGCTCGTCGACCTTGCAACCGGGTTTGAGCGCGCGACTGACCGCCGCGATGAACCACTTCCTCACGAGCGCCCGGTGGATCGTGGTGTCGTCGGCGCGGAGCACGTCGGGCACCACGCGATCGATGCGCGGGGTCTGGTCCCACGCGAGCCCCTCGAGGTAGCGCCGCACGGGGTGGAACCGACGCTGGTCGGCCACGGTGCCGATCGCCGCGCGCACGTTCGCCTCGCTGGGCTGGAAGCCGAAGTGCTGCTCGATCTCCCGCCGGATGCGCCCCACGTCGGCGTCACCGATGCGCCGGTCACCGAGCATGGGGGTGACCCGCATCTCGTCGTAGGCGAGCTTCGGGCCGTAGTTCTCGTGGTGCTCGAGGATTTTGCAGATGTTGTCGAAGGTGTTCTTGACGTGCCCGTTGGGTGAGGTGTGCAGGGTCGCGCGCCAGTTGGCGGCGGAGGCGACGCGGTGCGCGGTGGGGGTGCCGGGGGTGCCGACAGCGCCGGTGAAGGGCTCGTCGACGAAGTCGGGCGGCACCGCGGGCACGTAGTCGGGGTCCGCGTCCGGCGGGGGCTCGGGGGTGCGCTGGGTGCTGTCGGTACGCGTCACCACCGCGCGCACCCGGTCGGCCAGGTAGCCGTACTCGGTCGTCGCGTCCTGCTCGGCGCCTTCGACCTTGTGGCGGAGCTCCCGCTCGCTCCACGGCGGCTGACATCGCGGGTTGAACTCGGTCTTCAGCATCTGTAGGGCGCGCGCGGGCGTGATGCGGAAGCCGCGGATCAGTGCGAGCGCGGCGGTCCACAGCGCGCCGTGACCGCCCGAGCCGGAGATCGAGGCCGGGAGCTTCTCGAGGTAGCGGAGCGCGCGCTTCTCGACGTCGGTGGAGGGCTGCCGCTGGGCTTGCGCGGCGCGCTGCCGCTCGTGCTCCTCGTACTTGTGGGCCGCGATGATCATGTCGGCGTCGATCGCGCGGTCGCCGAGGAGTCGCCGGGTCTCGTACGCCGCGGTGCGTGCGGGCCTGAACCAGAAGCGCGCCACGTCCTTGCATGCGGGGTCGATGCGGTGACCCTCGGCAGCGGAGAGCTTCTGCGCCCACCGCCAGAGGATCGCGTACTCGTCGGGGGTGACGATGCGCGAGAACGGCAGCACGATCCGAAACCGGGGCTTCTCCGCGGTGTGGGACCGCGAGGTGTGGAGGGCGCCCATGTACTCGCGCCAGGTGCCGCAGGCGTCGTCGAGCGGGGTGCCGTTGTCGTAGTCGAGCACGAGCGCGGAGAGCCCGCAGACGTTGGTGGCGGCGCGGTGCGGGGGCTCGCAGATGCACGCCGACCAGCCGCCGTGACGGGTGTCGCCTGCGAAGCGGGGGGGCTCGTCCCAGGTGGCGAAGAACTCGTCCCACGTCGTCGAGACGGAGGTGCCCTCGGTGTCCTGGAGGTTCGGCCACAGCATGATCTCCGCGCGCGCGACGGTTGGAGCGGGGGTGGGGTCGGCGTTCATGGCGGCGCTCGTGGCAGTCGTGGCGGTGGTGGAGGGAGCGAGGGGGTCGGTAGGGTCTTCGGTCACGTCGGCCATCACTCGCGTGCTCCTCGTCGAGCTCGGGCGATGGCGTCGCGCGCTTCCTCGACGCTGTGCACGACGGCGCCGAAGCCCCCGAGCGAGCGCACGAGGGCGAGGAAGTCGGTCTGCTCCTTCGTGATGCGTCCGCCGGGGCGCTTGACCTCGAGGGCGACGAAGCGCGCGAGGGGGGAGAGGTGGCCGAGGCAGACGTGGATCGGCACGCTGGCTTCGGGCTCCTCGCAGACGGTCGACACCTCGACGGAGAGCAGGCCGATGAGGTCGCTCCCGCCCTTGCCGCCGACGCCGTAGTGAACGGGGCGGCCGGAGTCGTGGTGCACGGCGGCCCCGACGTTGTTGCGCCACAGCACGAGCCCCGGTTCGAGCCCGAGGGCCAGGCGGATGGCCTGCTGAATGTCGGCCTCGCGGGGGGCGGCGATGGTGACGGTGCTCATGATGCGGCCTCGTGCAGGGTGTCGGGCGTGTCGTGCAGGGCGTCGGCCAGCGGCGTGTTGAACCGCGGGGGCACGCCGTAGCGCGCCTTAAACCTGTGGAAGGCCCACCCGGGGCGGAAGTTCCTCGCGCGCGCCTCGGCCTGGAGGCGGTCCCAGTACTCGCGCCGCTGGTCCTCGGTCTGCGCTTGGCTGATCTTCTCGAGGCGCTCCCGCCGCACCTCGGGCGACTCGGGGAGCGGGGCCGACGCGCCGCAGCGCGGGCAGATGACCTGCGGCTTGAACACGGCGCCGCACCGCTTGCACTGCTTGACGGGGTCGACCTTGTCGCCGGTCGAGATGGCCTCGCCGTCGAGGGCGTACGCGCGATCGGCGTCGGGCATGCCGTGCTTGTGGACGGCCCCGCGGAGGTCGAGCACGAGCGCCGACTCCCCCGACGACTCGGGGCGGCGCGCTCGGCCGATGATCTGGAGGTACATGGCCACCGAGTCGCAGCCGCGCGCGATGACGACGCACTTGCACGCGGGCACGTCGAACCCCTCCGAGATGAGGTTGCAGTTGGTGATCACGCGGGTCGCGCCCGAGGCGAAGCGGGCCAGGCGCTCGTCGCGGTCGCGCGAGGGCATAGAGCCGTCGACGTACTCGGCGGGCACGCCCTGTTGCTGGAGGGACTCGGCCGCCTCTTTCGCGTGGGTCACGTTCGCGCAGAAGACGATCGCGCGCTTGCCTTCGCCGCGCTCCATGTACGCCTCGGCGGCGTCGGCCGCGAGCGCCTTGGTCGACGACGTGGGCGCCCACACCTCGCAGGGCACGAGCCACCCGTCGGTCACGAGCTCGGCGACGGAGGCGACGACCACCATGCGCTGGAAGACATCGCCCAGCGGCGAGTGGTCGGTGCGCTCGGGCGTCGCTGTGAACCCAACGTGGAACGCCAACGCGTATGCCTGCTGCACGGCGAGGAACGAGGGCGCCTTGATGTGGTGGCACTCGTCCCAGATCACGAGCGTCGCGGGGGGCAGCCGGTCGCGCCACCCCTTGGAGTTCAGCGACTGGATCGCGGCGATGGTCGCGCGTGCGTCGGCGGGCCCGAGGGCTGTGCCGCCGACGAGGACGCGGGAGGGGATGCCGTGCTTCTCGAGGTGCCCCGCGGCCTGCCGTACGAGCTCGCGCCGGTGTGCAACCACGAGCACGCGCCCACCGCGCTTGATGTGCTCGAGGGCCATCGCGGCGAGGATGACGGACTTGCCCGCGCCGGTTGGGGCGACGACCACGACGGAGCGGGCGCCGGCAGCGAACTCCCGGCGGGCGTCTGCGATGGCGCGGCGCTGGTAGGGGCGGAGGGTGGGGAGGGCCACGGGGGTGGAAGCGGGCTCGCTCACGGCAGCACCCCCGCCGCCACCGCATCGCTCACGAGGTCGATCGCGGCGAGCACGAGGGCGATGAGCAGGAGGGCCACGCCGATGAGGAGGGCGTCGAGGCGGTCGAGCGGGCGGAGGCCGAGGCGCTTCATGACCGCGTGCCCTTCAGCGGACAGTCGTCGGTGTGGTTCCACGGGATGAGCCCGATGTCGGCCGCGTTGTCGTTCCAGATGCGGCGGCCGCAGTGCTCGCACTTGGCGCGCTCCAAGTGGAACTCGATGTCGCAGTCGCGGCACCGATCCTCCGGCAGCGTCGCGGGCTCCTCGTCGCAGTCGACGCACATCTTGGTGGTGTCGCTCACGGCATCCCCTCCACATCGCTCTCCGACAAGGGTTGCGGCCGATGCCAGACCCACTCCCGCCGGTCTCGGATGCAGGCGACGAGGCCCTTCCCCTCGAGTCCGCGGAGCAGGTACAGCGCGCCCGGCCCCGACGTGTCGAGCATGGTGGCCACCTCGCCCGTGGTTCGGCCGGTCCCGTCGAGGAGCGCGGCGAGGATGCGGGAGCGCTTGCCTTCGGCGTCACGACGCTGGTTCATGATGCGGCCCCGAACATCGCCACCTGCCGATCGCCCGCAGCGGCGTGCTTGAGGTTGGCGACCGCCTGCGCGTAGTAGCTCGCCTTCAACTCGGCACCAGTGAACCGTCGACCCTCCTGCAACGCAACGTAGCCCTCGGAGCCGATGCCCATGAACGGTGAGAGCACGATGTCGTTCGGGTTCGTCCACAGCCGGATCGCGCGCCGGATGACGGGCAACTGGAGCGGGCAGATGTGTTTCTCGTCGTTGTCCTCGCGCGCGCTCGTGTGCTGCAACGTGTCGCCCTGGTCAATCCCGTTCTTGTCGGGGTTGGCGGCGGTGGGGTTGCAGAAGCGCACCATGCCCTCGTCGTCGACACCGTCGGTCGATGCCCACACAGGCGACGCGTACCGCTGCCACCGCTCGACCGGAAACGTCTCGTTCGTGTGCGAGATGGGTTCCGGGTTCTTCTCCGGGCGCCGCATCACCACGAGGTAATCGGCCAGGCCCTGGCGACTCATGGCGGAGTCGGTGCGGATGGTCTTGTGCAGCAGGCCCAGCGTCTTGGTGCGCTGCATCTGCATGACGGGGTCTTTCCAGATGCAGACCTCGGAGTGATAGATCCACCCTCGCGCTACGAACGCCGCGATGATGGATCCGCGGAAGTCCCGCAGCCCGATGTAGCCGTCGCGGGCCTTGTTGGTCGGCAGCTGCATGCAGTGGATGGCAGACAGTCGTCCAGCCTTCGTCACCCGCGAGAGTTCGTCGATGAGGTACCCGAAGTGACGGGCGAAGTCGTCGTCGCCCTTCGTGTTGCCCATGTCGCGGTCGCTGGCGCTGTAGGTGTACAGCGACGCAAACGGCGGAGAGAACACGGAGAAGTCCGCCGATGCGGACGGGAGCCCCCCGACGACCTCGACGCAATCGCCGTGGTAGGCGGCAAACTTCTCGGTAACGATCTGGTCGACGATCTTGGTCATGCGGCCACCTCTTCGCTGCGGATCCACTGCGGTACAGTCATGGTCGTGGTCGGGGTGTACGCATCGAACGTGCGCCCCGTTGCGCCGATGTTGGCGCGCGTGATGTCCGCCATGGCTGCGACCATCGCGTTGCCCATCGTCTTCGCCTGCTCGTGCTTGCGGTTGAGCGACTCGACGACGCGGCCCTCGAGCTCGGAGCACACAACGTGGACATCGACGGGCATCGTCTGCCCGAATCGCCAGCACCGACGCACGGCCTGGTAGTAGGCCTCGAACGAGTGGGTGACGCCGCAGAACACCACCGTGTGCGCGTGCTGCCAGTTGAGCCCCCACCCGCAGATCGACGGCTTGCTGATGAGGACCCGGACATCGCCGCGCGCGAACGCGTCGAGCGCTGCCTCTTTCTCGTCGTCGGAGTCGCTGCCCGCGACCTGCACCGCGCCGGGGATGGCTGCCCTGAGCGCATCGCCCTCGTCGTTCAGGTCGCACCAGACCACGACGGGGCCCGACGCCGACGCGACCACGGACGCGCACTGCGCCACGCGCGCATCGAGCGTCGACCTCCGCACCGCGCGCTGGTCCGCGAGGCCGGAGGCCTCCTGCGCGAACAGCATGCCAGCAGCGAACGCCTGCGCTTGGTCGGCCTTGATGGTGTGCTGGTGATGACGCAGCGGCGGCAGGGCATAGGCGTCGTCGGGGTATCCGAGGTCGCTTGGCCGACGGAGCGCCACGGCCCACGATGCGACCCATTCCCAGAACCGCGTCTGCGCGTGACCCTTGAGGCGCCAGTCCTGCGTTTGGTCCATGTCGTGGACGAAGAACATCGACAGCATCTCGGCGCGTGTCATGACCCCGAGGAACTCAGCGTGGTTGCCGAGTTCGGTATGGTCGTTAGGGCTTGGCGTAGCTGTGAGAGCCAGCTTGAACGGCGTCGCCGCGAATGTCTGAATGAGTGCGTTGCGGGTGGCGGCGGAGTAGTCCTTGAGGATCGATGACTCGTCGATCGCCACGGCCCCGAACGCGCTCGCGTCGAATCGGGCCAGCTTGTGATAGTTGGTCACGTTGATGCCAGGCCCGACCTCGGAAGCGTCGGACACCACACGCGACTCGACGCCGAGCTTCGCGGCTTCGCGCGCAAACTGGTGAGACACGGCCAGCGGGGCGAGCAGCATCGCGGGCCGCTTCGTGTGCTCCGCGACGCATCGAAGCCACTCGAGAGCAATCCAGCCTTTGCCGAGGCCGGTATCCGCGAACACAGCCGCGCGCCCACGTCGGAGCGCCCACCGAACAATGTCCGCCTGGAATGGGAACAGCGATGGATTCAGCTTCGGGATGCGGGTCAATCCGCAGGCCGGAGCATCGACGGACTTGGATGCCAGGAATGCCTGATAGTCGATCACTTGCGCTCCCTCCCCACCGTCGGCGTCCACACGCCCGCGGCGCGGCACGCGGCGAGGTGCACGTCCTCGACGACGGATGCGCTCTCGTCGCGCCGATAGGCGACGACCCCTGCGACGCGGCCCGTGACCCAGTCGACGACGCGCCGAGCCTCGAGCCCGCGCGGCACGTCGGCGAGCTCGGGGAGGACGACGGGCGGTGTGCGATTGGTCGCGCGCAGGCGCTCGCGCCGCTTCTTCTCGCTCGCGTCCCTGCGAGCGCTCTCGGTCATGCCGGGCGCGTCGGGCGCGGGTTCGAGGCACGCCTTGCAGGCGCCGTAGATGGTGGGGCCGACGGCCCCGCAGTGGATGCACGAGGAGATCATGTCCGCTCCCTCCGACGCTGGTTGGTCGCCGCGAACTTGCATCGGCGCTGGCAGTATATGGCGGTGGTGCGAGCCTCCGCCGGCATGAGGTCCCCGCACCACGCACACCATCGGTGGTGGTCGGGCACGAGAAGGATCAGGTGGTCCCGCATCCACGGGTGCCGCGGGTCGGTCCAGGCGAGCGCGGTCATGATGCGGCCTCGGGCGCAGCCAGGACGCGCCGCACGTCATCTAGGCGGCGCGCGGTGACGGTGTGCGTCTCTCTCACCGTCTCCTCGTCGTCCAGGTACTCCACGATCTCAATACGGTAGCGCCTGCGATGGCGCGGTGTCGGGGGGTCGTCCATGCGGGCGCGGTCATGCAATCCGACGGCCCAATCAAATAACCCGCGAAATGGCGTGTTGGCGCGAACTGGACTACGCACAACCGCGAACAGTCCTACGCGCAAGTGCGTACGCGCGTACGCTGCTACGCACCGAATTGGCGCTGTTTTCGCGCCGCAAGGCGGTGGCACGCGACGTGCGATGTCGCTGGACATGATCGACCTCGTCTCTCTCGCCCCCAAGCCGTGCCGATGCGGCGACGGTTTGTGCATGCTCTGCGACGACAACGGGATGGTGCTCGTCCGCGTCCGATTCGTCGGCCGCGCCCGCGCCGACTTGCTCGGCGCGGAGGGCTACGTCACCAACGCGCTCGACAACGCATGGGGCGAGGTCGAGGTGTCCATGACCGACTGTGACCCCGTCTACGTCCACATCAGCAACGTCGAGGTGATCCCGTGACCGCTCGCACCTACTACGAGACCATCGCTCCCGGCGGATACCGCCAATCTCCTATCGCCAAGCGCCGCCTGGTACGCGAGTGGGTCGACGCCGCTGGCCATGTCGTGCGCGTCGAGGTGGTGGCCGAGGTGGCGTCGTGAGCCGCGGTCGCAACGCTGCCCTCGCCGCCGCGAAGGCCGCCCACGCCGAGGCGCTCGTGCACCCGCAGGGCAACCCCTTCCGGTCGGCGCACCTCCTCCACGCCGCCGCCGAGCGCGCCGAGGACGACGGGGTCGACACCGGCCTCTCCCTCCCCTCCTCGGCCGCCTACGACAACCGCCAGGGCGAGCCGATGGGCGTCGAGACGTGGGCAAGGCAGGCGTTGCAGCCCGCCGACCGCGTGCCGGCGTACGAGCGGCCCCTCC